TGGGAGCGTGGGGAACTGGGAAACACCGCCGACTGAGTATGGGTTGATTGAGAAGGTTCCACCGGCGGCGAGAGCCGTTGAGGCACCTGGAAGTTGGGCTCCGCCGGCGTTGGGAACCTCGTTGGAGGAGGCACGGCAGGCCTGGGGAGTACAGGCGGGGGACTGTGTGGCTAGATAGATAACCCAGTTGCCCTGGTTGGGTGTCGTGAAGGTTCCGTTGATTCCTAGGACTGGAGGCGTCCCGCCCGTCGCCGCCCCTGAGAAGGTATAGCCAGCCACACCGCCTGGCGTGGCACCACCCGTTGTCGTATAGACAGTCGTCGGCATATCTACCGTGATTGTAAAGTTGCCGTCAAGCGTTGTCTGGCCGGCGGCCGGAGCGGCACGCTGGGACACACTGAGGGTATTGACGCTGTTGATAGGGGTTGTCGCAGCCACCGAGGATGTGCTAGCACCCGCCCACGTGAAGAGGTGCGTCACATTATAGCAATAGGAGGGGACAACACCACCAGGGAAGTTCTGGGGGTTCGTCACCCACCAGATTTGCTGTATCCAGATGCCCGTTGTCGCATTCGCACCATAATAGGCACCAGAGAGGCCGTTAAAGGTTCCGCCATAGGGCTGGAGAGCCGTGCTGGGCGTATTAACATTGACTGGATAGACGGCATTGACAACACTGCCTGAACCGCTAGTCCCGCCACCACCGAGGAGCGTGGAGGGCGTTGAGGTTGTTGGGAACTGAACACAAGAGCCGACGATGCCGGAAGTGGCGATAGTATAGCGTTGTCCGATTGTAGCACCCGCCGCCTTCGTCACCGTGAAGGCACCCCAAGGATCCGGGGGGGAAGAGACAGGGGAGCCCTGGACATAATAGACTAGGCGGGGGCCACCAGTGATTCCATAGTGCTCCGCTGTCGTGGCATCAGTTGTGAATGTGCCGAACCAGCAACCGTCGCAGGCCGCCGCCGAGGCTACTCCGGCAGTGCCTGGGATGTGAGGGATGCTCCAGCCAACCATACTGCCGACATCTGAGGTGGATGTGTTAGTCGGCCAGAAGGAATAGTAAGTGCCATCGGGGGCGACACGGCCAACAACTGGGGATGCGGACACAGAGCAACCAATATAGGGGTTTAGTGGATCCGCATTAGTTCCGGCGGAGTTGTAATAGAGGGGTTCGGGGAAGAGCGTTAGTTGGCCGGCTGATGGGTAAGCGGTGCCAACACCACCGCTATTGGGAGTCCAGGGGCCAGGACTTCCACCTGTTCCGCTGGACTTAACATTACAGACACTCGTGGGCTTCACCTGCCCGAAGTAATACACATCGGGGAGTGAGTCATCGCCCGCAAAAATAGTCTTGACGTGTAAGTCTTGGACATAGAGTTCCCCAAGGGTAAGCGTGCCACCTCTAAGGTTGTTAAAGGTGACGTTAGGCTGGAGGACTACAGGCACCTTCGTTCCGCTTGTCAGGTAGGCTACGGACATTATAGTTATTGTTGCGATATTTTATACACAACTCCGCCGAGGGGATGTGTATAGAATATTAGTGGAAACTTATTTACATAAGGCGTGAGGCAAGCCCGCCGGGCATCATTCCCTTGGAAGCCTTCACCTTCGGGTGCTCCATCTTCTCCTCCGCCTTGGACTCGCCACGGTGGAACATACCCTTAACCCGGGAGAGGGCGTTGCCGAGTGAGCCGAGGATGTTTCCGCCGACAGCACGGCGGAGGGCACCCGTCGTGCCACCTGGGGCGACTGGTGCTGAGATGATGTCCTGCTCCGTAAGCACGCCCTTGATGACACGGGATGAGCCCTTGATTGTCTCAAAGAAGCCAGAGTTGGCCGTGATGACATAGAGTTGGGGGCTGATGGCTGAACTCGTGTTATTAACAAGCGTGATGTTGAACTGGAGGACGAAGTTGCCAACGAGTGATGGAGCCTGGCCCGCCTGGAGGACGATATCACGGCCGGGCTTGAGGACAAGCATACCACCGACAAGGGCTGTCTGGGTGGCACCGGCACCGTTATCCTTATAGTCAAAGCCCGTGTAGGCAAGGCCACTCCAGGAGAGCCAGTCCATCTCTAGGCCGTTGTGGACTGACATCTTGTAGAGTTGCTGTTGCGTGTGGGATGATAGGAGGCCGGAGAAGTTATCAAAATTGACACTGATGTTGGAGATGGGAACCATCCAGTCGCCCTGGTTCAAGTCCGGAACGCCCGTTGATGTCACATAGCCATTAACTGGCTTCGCATAGATGATAAGCAAGTCGGGAATCTGGGGGAGCGTAATCGTCTGTGATGAAACAGCGAGCGTGCTCTTGGCGGCGATTGAGCCGAGGTTGCCTGAGATGTAGCGGGGGAACTCCATATAGGGCACGACTGACTTGGGTGGGAGGGGGACATCAAGCGATGGCGTAAGGAACTGGAGATTGACACGGGACTGGGCGAAGGCCTGCTGGGCGTTCGTAGCACTCGTGTTATACTGGATGTTGCCACAAGTGAGCGTGGCTGAGATACTGGAACCAGCGGTTGATAGACTGCTATCAAGAGGGAAAGAGCGGAGAACACGGCCGGGGGATGAAAGGTTCATTACAAGTTGGATGTTCTGGCATCCGAAGAGGCCAGTGTCCCACTCGTGGATGTCGCTAAAGACGAAGGGCGAGAGGACTAGTTTCTCGCACGATGTGAAGCGGGCATAGACTGTATATACCTTAGCCGTGCCACCTGTGAAGACGGCACCGACGGGAATCTGGGGGTAAGGTGCGTCGGCTGAGGCAACCCAGCCCGTCGTGGGATCCGTGTATGGGGCGGCGAGTTGCGAGAGGGGCTGGCCGGCGGGCGTAGTCCACTCAAGGCCGGAGAAGGCACCGTTGGGAACCTCATCCACATTCAGGGCGGAGGCGAACCCGTTAAGGGGTGAGTTGCCCCCATAGCCAATATCCGAGTATTTCTGGTATCTGTCAAGCATCGTCGGGCAGGTGCGGATGAGGCGGTTCTTCTTGTAGTCCGTCATACGGAGAACCTGGGGAAGAACATCCGCAGAGTTAATCGTCACCGTCGTGTCGTTAATCGTCGCCGTCATCGTTGTCGTAAGGGACTGGAGTGGGAAGGGGCAAAGGGCGAGGTTCGTGCCGATGGCTGCGAGAGGGCTTGCCTCATCTGTCGTGCCACTGGTTTCTGGGAGGACTGTCACCTGGAATGAGAGGTAGCAAGTAGAAGTCCAATCAACACTTCTGTCAATGAAGACATTCTCGGACGGGACTAGAACATTGTAAGTGTGCTGGCTCGTATTCGCTGCGATGGCGTTAAAGGGTGAGTTCGTCACCGAGAGGGCACCCTTCTCAACGGCATAGCGGGGGCGGGACTGAACGATTCTGTCGTCAAAGACGGCCAACTTCTCAATATCGGCGGACATTATAGTTGTTAGGGAGAAAAAAAGAACGCTAAACGCCCACGGGAACCCGTATGGGGGGACTCGGGGGAGTGGGGGCAGTTTTTAGCCGGGGCGGGGGCGTTAGACACCCATCTGCTTTCGCCGGAACATTAGTTTAACACTCATAGAGGAGGAGTTGGTTAGCCGGAGCGGGTAGAGGTTGTTGTCATAGCGGTTCCGCCACCAGACTTGGATATCCACTGTCTGGATCGGGGAGTTGGCATTATTCATAGAAATCAACCGGTATTCGGCTTGGGGTTGCCAGAGGAAGTCCTTACGCCATGTCTCGGCACCTCCAGTGTCCTGTAATGATAAATCTAGTAGGACGGGCTGGAAGGCGGCCGGGCTGGTGACATTAGAAGAGCCTGTATCGGATCCGCCAACAATGCCCGGGGGGCTTACCTGCTCCGTCTGGATTGGGAGAGTTGCCGTAGTGAGGACTATGGCCTCCACTGGCCCCCAGGCTGAGGTGCCACTGTAGTTCTGGGAGCAGGAGGTGGCTGTCCCGACGGTAGTAGCATCATAGGTGGCCGGGGGTATAATCTTAAAGGTTCGGCCATTGGCCTGATTGAGGAAATGGCCGGGGAAGTTAGGGAGGAGTGCCTCTAGGTTGCTATTCATAAATAGATTGAAGTAGGAGGCACCGGCACTACCGTAAGTGTCACGCCAGAAGGTAAAGATGGCATCCCCTTGGGAGTTGGGAGCCCAGGTAAAGTAAGGGGGGTGTCCACCAGGCGTAGGGAAGCCACCGGAAGGGGTTAGGGCTGTCACTGAAGTTCTAACGGCTATATTTAACATCTCAACGAAGTTGTCATAGGTATAACCATAGTAGTATTCAGTATCAAGGTTCTGTGTGATGATAGGAGCATACACTGGGACACCCAGCCCGTCCACGCCAACCTGGTTAGGTGCGGGGAGATAGAGGTTCTCTGGCCGCCATAGGAGGTAAGTCTGACTTGAAAGCCCACCTAGGGAGGGCACGGCTAATGTCACACTATACTCTGTTAAGTCAGGGTTCTCCTGTGTGTTTCCAATAAACATACTAGCATTAACTATGTTATAGTTGCTATAGAGGACTCCATTGTATAGGATAGGCTGGGGAGCGGATGACACGACATAGGTGGCTGGGTAGGTGACAGGAACTGCGGGGGCTGAAGCGATGGTGAGCGGGTTGCCGTCAGTGCCGAACTCCACAGCCGTTGAGATGCTTACTATACCCTGGGGCGTAGGGAGTTGAACGATGCCTGTGCCATATATCTTACTGCCGACAGCAATAGCCCCTAGGGTGGGGGCTGCGAGGAGCGTCATAGTGCCTCCGACGAAACTAGCAGTGAATGAGGCCCCGATAGAACTCGTCTGGATACGGGGGATCCATAGAGGGAGGTTGCGAGTGGCACCATTAGATGATAGACTAATAACAGACAACATATAGTCAGAGCAGTCCTGGAGGATGGGGAACTGTCTCTGACTGTAAAGTGTCACCTGTGGATCCGGGCTACGGCCGATTGGATCCTCCACATTGTTATTAATGATGTCGGCGGTATAGTAAAGCACATCCGAATCAGTGGCCGAGTAGCGACTCATTTTCTATAGGGACTAACGGTTTTATTTGTGAAGAACTTGCGTAATGAGGAGGGTGACGAAGTCGTCGGCGGACTTGCCGGAATCATCTATCATCTTTTTATACTCCGGGAGGCTGAGGTGGTAATACATAAGGCGGGCACAGCAGTGTCGCCCACAGGTGTTATTACCCAGTTCCTCCTTCTGGAAGTGGTAGGGGTTAGATGTCACCTTGAACCCCTTTAGCATCCGGGTGAGGGTTGGCTCGGCCTCCCCGAGTTCCTCCAACTTAGCCTTCGGTATCCACTTACGCTCTCCGTCGGGCTTGTAGCCCCCATACGGGTCAAAGTATTCTATGTTATCCCCCTTCTTAATCATACACACCCAGTGGCCTGTGGAAGCGTCCTCGGTTAGATAGAGCATCATAGCCCGGCCAGTACTGTCAAACGCCTCCTCTATAGATGACATCTCGTGTAGTTCCGGATACTTGAATAGACTAACACCATTAAGAACCTTTTGAATATCAAAGTCAGTCAGTGAATAAGACTCCCCCCCAACTGCTCCGCCCCTTGCTGGGAGTCGGCCCTGTTGCCGGAGTTCCGATAGTATAACGGCTGTCCTCTGCTTCTTAGCCTTCTCTAGGCTCATAGGGCGGTGCGACAGCCAGTGCCCGTTCTTAGAGCGGACTCTATATCCTCCTTCTTCTTTGACTAACACATAGGGCATCTATTCTATCGGCTGGTAAAAACTCCTAAGAAAGTCCCCCGACTGCCCCGACTCCCCCCGTGCGATTTTACCGGTAAAGATTAACCTCCGGT